TATCTAAGGCGTGAAGATGTGACCACTAATCTACATGATTACCTAGCTGATACGAATGGTGCTTATGATGATTATTCGAGCATCTGTCGCGCGATAAGGGAGGTAGTACGCCAAGACCAGATTGAAGGCGGCATGGTTGGTCAGTACAATGCGAGCATAACCCAACGGCTAAACGGCCTAACAGATAAGACAGAATCAACGGTATCTGTTGAGGCTCCAATATTCAAGGGAATAGATTTAGATGTTCCGAAAGACGACAGCGCAAGCTAAAATAGCTGCACTTCGCAAGCGGGTTAGAATAGTACAGGGTGGGACGAGTTCATCGAAAACATACTCAATCCTACCGCTTCTTCAAACCTACGCAGTTAGTGTTCCGAGGGCTGAAATATCAGTAGTGTCGGAATCTATCCCACACCTTCGCAGGGGGGCAATGAGGGACTTCATTAAGATACTCCAAGAGACGGGAATCTACAAAGACAATAACTGGAACAGGTCAAGTCTCACCTACACGTTCGACAACGGCTCATTTATTGAGTTCTTTAGTGCAGACCAATCCGACAAGCTACGAGGCGCAAGGCGTGACGTTCTATTCGTTAACGAGGCGAATAACGTATCGTGGGATGCGTACCACCAAATGGCTATCCGTACCCGTAAATTCATCTACATTGACTACAACCCATCATCAGAGTTTTGGGCGCATACCGAGTTGATGGATAGCGAAGATTCAGACTTTATCATTCTAACATACAAAGACAATGAGGCACTTGAACCCGCGATCATTAAGGAAATTGAAGCAGCTAAAACAAAGGGAGAGACCTCCGCGTATTGGGCGAACTGGTGGAAGGTGTATGGCCTCGGACAGATTGGCTCATTGCAGGGCGTTGTTTATGATAACTGGTCACAGGTCGATACTATGCCAGACAGACCAAAATGGGAATGTCTCGGTATGGACTTTGGGTTCTCGAACGACCCGACCGCAGTTGTTAAGGTTGCATACTTCGATGGGTGTATCTGGGTTGACGAGATACTCTATGAAACGGGACTTACATCGGCAGACATCAGCGATAGACTGGATAAATTAAAGCGGGTTGAAACGATAGCAGATGCAGCCGACCCTAAGACCATCGAAGAACTAAGGCGCAGAGGTCACAACATTAGAGCCTGCCAAAAAGGTGCTGATTCAATAAGGGCAGGTATTGACTTAATACAGGGATTCGATTTGCGTATCACAAAAAGAAGTGTTAATCTTATCAAAGAATTACGGGGTTATACTTGGGATACAGACAAAGCGGGGACACGGTTAAACAAACCTATTGACCGATTAAACCACGGCCTAGACGCTATGAGATATGCCGTAATGACCAAACTAAGACGAACAGGTAACTACGATATTAGATGAAGATAGCATACATCCAAAGCACATCAAAAGGCGTTAACTATCACAGGCTTACCAAACCGCTAAGTTTATTTGAAGATGTGACAGCGTATAATACGATACCGCTTGACAAGGTTGACGAGGTAGATTGTGAGGTGCTGATATTCAACAGATGTATGATTGAACCTGAACAGCTCGACATAATACAGAAGTTCAAAAGCAAGGGCGTTAAGATAATCGTGGACATTGACGACTACTGGATTCTACCAGATCATCACGTATCCTACAAGGCACACAAAGAGATAGGCCAAGCAAAAAGAGTAATACAGGCACTAACTTTTGCAGATGAGGTCTGGACTACACATACCAAGCTGGCTGAAAAGATAACCAAGTACAACAAGAGGGTGAGGATATACCCTAATGCAATTGACTCAAGCGAGGCACAATGGCAACCGATGAAAACCGAAAGCGATAAGTTAAGAATCGGATTCGTTGGAAGTGTTACACACGAGCGAGACCTGTACTTAACGGCCGATGCGTTCAGGGTTGCGCACGACACATTGAACATAGAGGCGGTTGTGTGCGGATACTCAGAAGTAACAAGTGTGATTTATAACCGATTTGCTTATATCATGTCGGGCCGCAAGAATACCAACACGCGATTGATAGCAGAACTGGACGAATTTAGCTATGGCACATTCTACGACCAGTTTGATATAGCCATTGCTCCACTGGAAGAAAACACCTTTAATACGCTTAAAAGCAATTTGAAGATAATCGAGGCGGGAATGAAAGCGACCCCGATAATAGTCAGTCACACGCATCCGTATGTTGACGACCATCCAGCGATATTCAAAACGAATAACTGGCGAAAGTCATTTAAAAAGGTCAGCAGATTAGGTAAGGATAGGCTAAAGGAGTTGGGTTTATCTTTGCGTGAATATGTGCTAGAGAAATATGAATTGAAAAACCATAAAAGAAAGTTATGACAGTCAACTTACCTAAAGACTGGAGCGAAGTAACGCTTGAGCAATACATAAGCCTCCACGACCTAAATGAGATGGAAGGGTCAGACGAAGAACGGGTAATTGCTATTTTGAGCGTAATGTCTGGAGTTAGTATTGAGGACTTGAGAGAGGTGATAATGTCAGACATTAAGCGAATGATGGCGTCTTTGGACTTCTTAAAGAAAGCACCAACTGGCAAGCTAAAGTGGTACTATCCTTTGACGTGGAATGGTTACAGGATCACGAAGGATGCGAAGAAACTAACAGCGGGCCAATACATAGACCTAAACTACTTTTTGAGCAATCACAAATCGCCCAAGAACTTTCCCGACATCATGGCTATACTCATGCAGCCAACGCGGTTTGGATTTGTCAGAAAAAAGAAACCCTTGGAACATGGTGAGATAAAGGATGTAGCTAAGTCTATGCCGATGACAATGGTTAAGCCACTCACCGATTTTTTTTTGCAGGCTTACGGGGGCTTAGAGGTAACTATGTCAACTTATTCCCTGAAGAAGATGGAGAAGAAATTACAGGAGGTGAGGAATCAGGTTCGTTCAATGCAAGATATGGCTGGCTTAGAGTAGTCCACAATCTATCCAACGGAGACAGAACCAAGTGGGACTTTTACTTCAATATGAACGTAGTAGAGTTCCTTAATGCCGTTGCTTTCTTCAAAGAATTAAACTCAGTGGAGGAACAAGAAAGGAAATCTGCTAATTAATAGCATGGCATTTAGACTAAGGGACGCAATCGAAGGAGGGTTAAGGCTTTGCGCGTCCAGACTATCCGAGTCACTGACTTCAAAAGGGTCTGTTGCGTCAGGTGATTTAGGTTCATCGATAGAGGTCAGAGTACCTAATCCAAGGCGAGGCGAATACATAGGCCAAGTCCTAATGAATGATTATTGGGAGGCGGTTGACCAAGGTAGGCGCGCTGGAAAGAGGCCACCAATTCAGTCAATCATAGACTGGCTAAAGTACCCAGCGGTACAAGATAGGCTAACATTTGGAAGAGGGAACATAAGCGATCAAAGTCAGATCACATCAATAGCCTATGTTATCGCAAAGAAGATAGGCGACAAAGGCACCAGTGGTAATGAGTTTGCAACGGAGGTATTTGATAGCGACCTATTGACCAACATACAGACAAGGATAGAATCAGCGGTTGAATCAGACCTTGAAAGTACCATTGATGAAATAAACAGCATAATGAATGATTAAAACAAAACCGCGTTTCTGCTATTTAATACCATGGCAATAATAGTACAATCACAACCAGAAACTTACGGGCTTGCTTATAACGATAATATCTACGTTATTAGACATTCAGTACCTACGCCCACAATCAGACTCAAGGTGATCGTCTCTACTCTATGGACAGCAGCAGCACCACCAGAGACTATTGCAACACTTGTTGTTTATCCAACACCAGCCACAACAGGGGCAACAGACAGGTCGTTCTTTGATGTTTCAAGGGTAGTTCAATCGCAACTCAACACCACATTCAGATTGGTGAACACAGCAAACCTTTCATTCTACTATGGAGGCGGTGGTATATTTGGCTACAAGGTCACACTGGTTGAGCAGGATGTTGACGCTAACGGTAATTATGTTGATGGGTCGTCAACACAATTAGCCCCTAAGTTTGTTTGGGATGGCGGCATAGACATGAGGGAGTGGCTCGATTTTGATATTGACACGTATTTGATGGATACGGGAGTTGGCAATCACAGTTTCCTAACAGAAGGGCCAACAGGTACGGATTACAGGGATATTGGCACAGATGAATCAGCTTGTCTTTGTTTTATCAGCGAAGAGAACAACGCACCACTAGGCTACTACCTTACCACATACAGTGACTTTGACGCTGGAGGCACACAGCTATCAAATGCCTTTGTGACGAATTACAACGCTGGCTCAATATCATCAGGCATTAGTGAGAAGTACGGACGGGTATATGTAGGAACGAGTAACATTCCTAATATCATAGCGTCACAAATGTCAGGCGGCACACCTTCCACTATATTAAACGGTGTTAAAAGCTACTCAATCAGGATGTGGGACTCATCACTACCTATCAGTGAGGTGGTTACATTCAATATTGGTAAGAAGTGCAGTAAATACACACCAGTTAGGCTGCATTGGCTCAACAGATTAGGCGGGTTTGATAGTTTCAACTTCAACTTATTGAGCGAAAAGAATACGAAGGTTGATAAAAAAGACTACTACAAACAACCGAGGACATTTAGCGGCACTACGTGGGCTTACTACAAAGAAAGCTCTGGAGTGACTAGGTACGACACGCAGACATCAAAGTCACTAACCATCAACACCGACTACATAACAGACGTAGAAAGTACTTGGATGGAGTCCTTGTTCACGTCCCCAATGGTATTTCAGGAGGTAAACGGAGAACTAGCGGCTGTTACTGTTGATGGCCGAAGCATTACAGAACAGAAGAGTTTAAACAACAAGCTCAACCAGTATCGTTTTGACATCAACTATTCACTGAAAAATACTAGGCAACGTGGTTGATATATTCGTTGAGGGCAGAAGGTTAGACGTATTTGAGGGGCTTGACTTCTCTTTCAATTACTCAATAGCAGATGTGCGTGAACCAGATAAGCGGTCAACCGAGTACACTAAGACCATTAAATGCCCTGCCACCAAAAACAACGATGAAATATTCGGCCACATTTATGAGTTCAATATAGCCAACGCCTACGATTCAGCGTTACCGAATTTAGAGGTCAACTTCAATCCAAAGAAGAAAGCGAGCGCGACCATAACGAAGGACGGTATCAGGGTGATGAAAGGTTCGATGCAGTTAAGGCGGGTAATCAAGAAGCAATCTGACTATAATTATGAGGTTGTTTTTATAGGCCAACTGGTAAACATCTTCTCGGTGTTGGGTGATAAGTACTTAGGCGCGAATGACGCAAACGGATCACCTTACATTGATTGGTCAGATTTAGACCACTACTTAACAAGAAACAATCAAACCGCAAGCTGGTCTGCCCCAATAGGGGAGGGTTATGTTTACCCCTTGATTGATTGGGGAAAGCGATTGATCTATGATGCAAGTGGTTGGCGTAGGTATTGGGTTGATGAACTTCGTCCAGCTTTATACGTAAAAGAGATAGTTGATAGGATATTCGATTTCGCAGGGTTCACATACACATCTGACTTTTTTGATTCTGATTTCTTCAAGCGTTTGATCATTCCACTATCTCAAGAAATGGGATTGTCAGCACAACAGGCTTACGATAGGTCTTTCAAGGCAGTCAAATCGGAAATTCAAAGGATGCACAGGCTGGCATCTCAATCACCTCACTCGTTAGGTAACGAGGACTATATGACCAATTGGGGGCACGTTAGCAAGATATGTTTTGAAGATGATTCTGTTTTAGGTTTTGATAACCCAAGTGAGTACACTCAAAACTCCGTGGCTGGAACATTGGTGGGCGCAACTGATAACTACCAAATGCAGTGGTTCGGGGTTCATAGGGTTGACACCTTTAAAGCGTCTGTTGATTTGCGAGTAGTTAAGAATAGCAGTACTGTAAGGGCGGTTTATACAGGCTTGGTACGTATTGTAAAGTTTATAAACGCTACACAATCAACCGAGATTATTGGTGAAACCTCCTTTAGATTTGAAGGTATTGATGGGGCTATTGGTACTACTATAAATCAAACGGTTTATGTAGAGGCACAGACAGAACTATACAATGGTGATGCTGTATGGGTTGATATTTATGCGCCAGATGACAACGAAGACGGATTCTCAACCTCATTTCGTGATGAAATTTCACAGAACCCGTTGAAGTATAGGCTTGAGTTTTATTGCATGGGAGGTTACTTTCTGAATGAACCGAACGTAGATGAAATTCACGAGGGGGACTTGACAAATATCAGAGCGGCTTTACCAGATGTATCAATGTCGGATGTGCTTATGTCCATCTTTAAGATGTTCAATTTGTACGTTACGCCAAATCCAGACAAAGACAACGACCTGATAATTGAAACTAGAAATGATTTCTATAATGGTGGAGTAACGAGGGACTGGACTCACAAACTAGACCATTCGCAAGATGTGATAATTCAACCACTAGCGTTACTTACCGCAAATGAATACGAGTACACCTACTCCGAGGATGGTGACTACTACAATAACAGGTACCAGAACACCCACGGCCATACTCACGGTAGGCGGTTAATATCAGCAGATAATGACTTCTTACAAAACAAGCACACCACGGAGATAATATTCAGCCCGTCACCGTTAACAAATGATGGCGACTCAAACAGAATCATACCAAAGGTTTACGATTCAGATATTGATGAAGGTGTTGCTCAAACAGACGCAAACATTAGAATCCTGTACTATGGTGGCCTGCTAGATTCTAATCCTCAATGGATATTTGAATCGCTTGAGTATGGCGTATTATCAGAGTACCCACTGCAATACCCATACGCAGGTCATTTAACACACCCGATAACACCCGCTCAAGATATTCACTTCGGGCTACCGTTTGAGATATTTTACACAGAAAACCAATACACAGGCCCGATAAGCATAACGAGTAACAATCTTTTCAATACATTCCACAGAAAACATATTGAGGAAATAACCGACAAGGACTCAAAGATTCTATCTGCTAAGTTCTACCTAGACCCTATTGACATTCTAAATCTGGATTTTCGCGATCAGATAATCATTGACAATTCAGTATGGATATTGAATAAAGTGGAGAACTACAATCCATTCAAGGAGGGGACAACCAAAGTTGAGTTGATTAAAGTAGCCAAGAAAGCCGATCTACCAGTGGTCAAGTCGCTGATCAGTTCGGGTGGCGAATTACAGGGTGAAAAGAAACCAAAGAAACCTAAGAAGAAACGCAACGAGAACGATTACCCAGACGTTCAGGGCGTGGTAATGGGTCGGAGAAATACCGTTCACCCAGAGGCTAACAACTTCAATGTTAACGGTGATGATAATGTGATCGAGCGAGGGGCGAACAACATAAACATCCAAGGCAATGGCAACACAATAAGGTCAGGGGTTTCAGATGTCACGCTGATAAATACGAACAATGTCATCGTGACCAGAAGCGGGGTGGCATACGTAAACAACTCCGAGCGCGGTAGTACTGAATTAGTCGAGGGTGGAGAAGATGAGGTTAGAGGTCTATTTTCAGAAGTACCAGTCTTTACGATTGATGGGGGTGAAGATGAAGTAAACGAACAATACAGCGAATCAGCTATTTACATATTAGAAGGAGGTCAGCATGGCACAACAGGACAGTAGAATTAGAATCAAAAGAAGCACCACGACAACAACAGAACCGAGTGTTCCAAGTTCAAGCGATCACACTGATGGCACTTGGACAGCAACCGACCTGTACATTGGCGAGTTGTTTCTAAATACAGCCGATGATAGGCTATGGGTCAGGACGGCCAACGGGGTAAAGGAAATACCTGTTGGCGGTGGAGACATCAAATCCAAAACAGTAACGCTATCAAGCGCACAGATATTAGACT